GATTACTGATGACCTGCAGCAGGTTGATGTAAGAATGAGGTCGCTTGACCAGTTGATAGCTGACTGGAACAGGTTAATGACGGATGCAGACAGATTGTCTAATTCTTTTGAAGTTGTAAGGGGTGAGAGTTTGCCTTCTGGTACTCCATTCAGGTTAGGTCTTTTGATTGACCAGAATGCCGGCAGGTTTTTTACTTTACTAAGACAAAAAATTACTCTAGTTTATCGGAGGGTATTCAGGGAATGGGTAATGCCTGAACTTGTTAAGGGAATGAAGGGTAAAGATATTTTCAGGTTTGTTGGTGAAGTAGATATTTTAGACCAGTTAAGAGAAATTTTAGTTGAAAACTGGTATATGAAAAATTTAGTAGAAATAGGACCGCATACGAAAGCTATGGCAGAGGGTATAAAGCAAGAAAAATTGGATGAGTTAAGGGAAAGTGATCCAATGATTGAAAATTCAAAGGAAATTTGGCAGGGAGTATTGCCAAGACTATTTGTAACAATTACTGGTGAGGCTTATTTACATAATGAAACAGTCCAGGATATTTTACAGTTGATACAGTATGAAAAAGACCCTGAAAGAATAAACTTTTTGCTTGATATGATGTACAAGATAAGAGGTATAAATATTCCCCCTAAAACAGAAGAAAGACCGCCTGAGTCACAGGAGGCTTTAGCACAAGAGGGGAATGCTCAAGTACAGCAGAAAGGAATTAGAGAAGCACAAACACCAATTATAGAATAACTATGGCTGATTATGATTTTGGCATAAAATTAGAAGGTTTTTCTGATGGTCTTGGACCATTGGCTCATTTAGATAGCCGTACTTTTTTAGGTTCAAATGGACAGGCAAGTTCAATGCGGGCCGATATAATAAGTAATCCTGGATTTATTCAGCAAAGTCCGGCACTTGCTAATTTAACAAATGGTACACAGGCAGGAGTAGTTGATCAGCTTATTAGATTTATTTTAGATAAACCTACTGACACAGATGAAACTTTTGGCATTGGCACTACAAAACTATTCAAACTAAGCTCAACCACAGTAACTAGTGGTGGAACGCCATCATGGCCTCAAACAGTTACCGATATGACAGAAGGCGAGAGTGTAATCAGGCTAAAAGCTAATCTCTATGGCTTTTTCAATACATCTTCAGGCGGAGATATTCTTAAAATGCCTCTTGCAACAGAAGTTATCGATCCTGATTGGGGAAGCTCAACAGATGCAGCTTTAGAAGATGCCTTACATCCGGTGGCTGCCAAAGAGGATATAATGGTATTTGGTAATGGCCGGTATGTTGGTGTTTATGTTGAAGGATCGGCTACTTTAGATGTTCAGAAGTTAGACTTTGGTGAAGGTGCAGAGGTAGCAGATGTTGTTTATAATGCTAATCTCTGGTATATAGCAGTCAATTATGGTGAGGGCAGGAGGGGGCAGATTTATTTATATGATGGTTCAGCAGTCAGTAATGTATTAACTGATGAAGCAGGGCTTGGAAGCCAAAAGATAGGCTTTTTATTCGTTCACAATGGAATTGTTTATGTAGCTTATCAGGATAATAGTTCAGGGGCATTTGCTATCGGCTGGATGAGTGGCAGGCAGTTAAAGCCTTTGAGATACTTTGCTGGAACTTTACCAGACCACAGGCAAAAGACCCTTTATAAAAACACTATTCTTTTTATTTCAGATGAGGATATATTTAGCTGCGGTGCAACAGTTGAACAGTTACCAGTACAGATTAGTGATTTGGCAGATGCGGGCTATACTACTGTAGGCGGATTAGCAGCTCCTTTTGGTACTCCAATGGTGGCTAGCACTGATGGCAGTACAAACTATCGTTTAGCGAAGTTTAGTGGTCTTTCTGTTGATTCTAACTGGAAATCATTATCTTTGGATGTAACCAGTGGTAGAAAGCTGGGGAAAATTACTTGTGTAATTGTTACTTTAAAAACTTTAGCTGCTTCGGCTAGGGTTGATTTAAGTTTGGAAGGAAATCAAGGGTCAGAAACTTCAAGCTCTTTTTCCATTACTGGTACAGGCTTAACTAGAAAAGTTTTAAGAAGCATAGATTTACCGGCAGTTGAGGATGTAAGAGTAGTGTTGGATTCGACTAATGGACACGCCAGCAATGCTTGTCCTGTTAGAAAGATTGAACTTTTAGGTATTTTTGTTGATAGATAATGACTAAAATAAAAGATTTAACTCCAAAGTTTAAAAAGCTAAAACCGGCAGAACAGGAATTATCTATACAATATCAGGCTGGACAGCTTCCTTTTGGACAGAATTTAGGCGGTACTCAAATGTATTCTGCCCGTTTTATTAGGGGTTATGGTGATAAAGTATTTGGTTCTAGTGATCTTGGGATATGGTTGGGGGCGGCTGATTGGGGAGATGCACCTTTCAGGGTCAATATGGATGGTGATGTTGTTGCTTCTTCAGCTGATTTTAGTGGATCAGGCTATACAAAGATAAATATATTTAAACAAGATGGTATTCCTACTTCTATTTCTACTGGTGATTTATGGTTTGACACTGATGACAACAACAAGTTATATAGGGCAGGAAGTGCAGGAGCAGACCAGATTACAACTGGTGAGTGGGAACTTGTAGGAACAAGTACAGCAGTTTTTGCTCAAGATAGTATTCCTACATCTTTAAATGTGGGTGATATTTGGTTTGATACTGATGATAGTAATAAGCCTTACAGGGCTGCTTCTGTAGGGGCTGATGAAATAACTGCTGGTGAATGGGAGATTGTAGATGACCAGAGGGCAGCAGACGCTTTGTTAAAAAGCGGATCATCTCAAAATCTAACTGGTGATGTTGAGGTTGGTACTGGTAATGTAAAAATAGATGGAGCTAATAAAAGAATTTTAATTAATGATGGTACTGATGATAGGATACTAATTGGTTATCAATCTGGAGGATTCTAATGCAGTTGATAACTACCAGTACAGTAACTGACCTTACTGATATTATAGAAAATGGCCAGCCAGGTAAAAGTGTTTTTAGAACAAGTGATGGTAATTATCATTTTGTTTTTTTTTGGACAGATGCTACTACTTTAAAATACAGTATTTCTTCTGATAATGGTAAAACTTGGTCAACTCCAACAACAGTTATTTCTGGAGCTACGAATAGGAGGAAAAATGGTTTTATAGATTCTTCAGATAATATTTATCTTATTTTTAAATCTATTTCAGGAACTGATCGAAAACTTCATATGATAAAATTTACCTATAATGGAAGTGGTGAATGGACACAGGGAACGACAAAGGATGTATATACAGATAATAAATGTATGAGATGGGATATTACTAAAGATAGTAGTGATAAATTATGGTTAGTGATAAGGGAGTATAATTTTGCAACTTCAACTTGGGAAGATTTAAAAGTAACTTCCAGTACAGATGATGGTGATAACTGGTCATCCTTGACTACTTTAAAAGTTTCTGGAGGTGATGGCTGGATAGGTTATCGGCCTACTATTGGATTGAGGAATGATAATCCTGTTGTCATTTATGGAAATACTGGTGATTATTTTGCTGTTAGAGAGTGGAATGGTTCATCTTGGGATTCAGAAGTAAATCTTGATATTAATAGTTTATATCCTGATTGGCATAATCAAACTGTTATTGGTACTACAATTTATATGTTATATGGGAATGCTGTTTATCCAAAATCTACATTTCTTGTTACTTGGAATGGAGCAACATGGGGAACTCCAGTAGAAATAGTTTATGGAAAAACAATCGTACCGGATATTAGTACTGATGGAACTGATATTTTTTATACTTGTCTTAGCAATGAAGATCAAGGTACTAATCCAGGAAGGACACGGATATTTTTTGGAAAATATAAAGTTTCAACTGGAAAAAGGATATTAAACTCAATTTTAGTTAGTGTTGATACTGCAGGCAATGTTTGTAGTTCTCATATGGCTAGAAATGGAGGAGATAATCCTATTATTGTTTTTCCTTTAATTGAAAGCGGTACAAAAAAACTTTACAGCATAACTTATAATTTTGATTATGGAATTAAAGTTACTAGAGATGGTTATGATATTTCTACAAATCCAGATTCTTATGCAAATATTAAAAAATTTGCTCTTGTCAGCAGTATTCCTCTTTTAAAAGTAAAAGAATCTGATAAAGTTACTATTGCTAATGGAGCAACTGAAACTATTGCTCATGGTTTATCTTATCCTCCGATGGTGTGGGTATTTTTAGAGGATAGCAGCAGTCATCTTGTCCCTGTTTATGATAATACATCTAGTACCTATATGTATGTTGATTATACTAATTTGGTTATTCATAATGCTGATGGAGCTAGCAGGGACTTTTATTATTATATTTTTCAGGATGAATTATGACAGATTATGGATTTAAACTATCAAAACCAGGTTATGATATAAAAACTTGTGCTGTAAAAGATCAGGTAATTAATTCTGAAAGAAACTCACTAAAAATCTGGATGGCAGGTTCAAATAATATAAGTGTTTCTGAATTTACTGGATTTGCAGGAACAGGAGAAGGTTATTTTGAGGTTAATCATTCTCTTGGTTATGCACCATTTTTTATTACCTTTTTTAAACTTAAACATTCTACTAAAATCTGGTTGCAGGATTCATTGGATCAAAGTATGCTTGCAACAAACTTTATTCATGGGGAATCTTATACTGATACTACTAAACTTCATGCTCATATTTATGTAAATGGAAATAATTTGGCAGCTTGGACAGGAAAAGTTTATTATTATATATTAATAGATAAGGCAATGATATGACAGACTATGGAATCAAAATATCTCAAGCAGAAAATGATGTTAAAACTTGTAATAAGGAAAATTTAGTTTTTAGTTCTAAATATGACTCTTTAAAACCTTTTATTGTTGGGTATGGAGAAAAAACTGTAGCAGCTGCTACTGCTCCTTATGGACCAAGCGGAGAGGAGTTGGTACAAATAAAACATGACTTAGGCTATTTGCCATTTTTTTATGTTTTTTGTACAAGTATTTGGCGTTCAGATGATAAGTTTTCTCCTTATGCCTATAAAAGTATTGGTGCTATATCGCCTGATGGTGGCTCTTATGCTGTTGATACTAATTATCTTTATATTCACCTTTTTAATGGTGATCCAACTGGAAGCAGACAGATATTTTTTAGATATCATATATATTATAATGAATTATCATGATTATTTTTTATAATAAAAAAACTGGAAATATAATAGGACATATTGGAGGGAGAGTTCATGATATACTTATTACTGAAAAAGTAAATATTTCTTTAAGCGGAATTTCAGATGATGATATTGGTAAATATGTAGTTCCTACTAAACCAAAAAAGACAGATAAAAAAACAGTTGAGTTATTACCAGATGTTCCTTTTGCCAGTAAAATTTTATTATTTGAGTCAAATAGTTCAGAAATTTATAAATATAGAGTAAAATTAAATGATAAAGGAAAAGTAGTTAATATTTTAAAGAAATAAATGTTATAATAAAATTTAAAAGCGTTGTGAGAAAGATACGCTTTGGCAACTTATACACCGCAACAACTAGGGATATCAGCTCCAGCAGGAGGCTTTCAAAAAGGTGGTTGGTATGAAGGCAGGCAGTATTGGGACGGTACTTTATCAGATCCAGGTGTAATTCATCCATCTTCAGATCAAGCAGGGGCTGGTCAAGCAGTTAGCAAAGAAACTGTCCAACAGACTAATCCTGATAATTGGCAATATATTCAACAGCAAAGTAAAGTTTCAGCTAGTGAAATTAAATCTCCAACACAAGTTTCTTTACCTTCTCAGACAAGTTCTGGTATAGTAGCAGAGCTTCAAGCAGCCCAGAAAGCATTAGAGCAAAATTTAGCTACAAGACAAACACAAACTCAAGAACAGTTAGCTGCAGCTAGAGCTAAAGAACAGGCAACTTTAGAAGAAGCAAAACCATTAACAGAACCGTTTAGAGAAAAAATTGAAACAGAAGGTAGGGAAAAGTATGGCACAGAAGAGGTTTTAGGAGAACAGAAGGCATTACTTGATGAGTTAGACCAACTTTTAACAGAAGGGAATGAGTTAATACGCCAGCAGCAGCAGGTTACTGGACTAGCTGCAATTAGAAACCCCAGAATACAGCAGACAATGGAGGATGTAGCAGCTAGAGCTGGAGTTATTAATGCGGTTGTTAATCTTCAAAATACCTATCTTGCTAATGCTTACCAGTCTATTGACAGGACGATTGCCAATATTACTGCAGATAGGCAGGACAGGCTCAATTATTATAATACTGTTTTGTCTTTGGCTAATAGGGATATTATTGAATTGACTAAAGAAAGTAGAAACATTGCTAATGCTCAAATTGCATTACTGGAAAAGAAAATGGATAATGCTCAAGCTACAGTAAATACAGTTAAACAGCTTATGTTAGACCCAGCTAGTGCTTTGCTTATGACTCAAGCTGGAGTCAGTCTAAATGATAGCGTGGAAACTATTAATGCTAAAATGGCTGAAGCTCAATTTGCCAATGAGGTTAGGGATATGGCTAACCAGTTTACTTCTCAGGGCGGTGTGGCAGTTACCGATCCATCAACTGTTCCTGCAAGTCAATTAAAGAGTTTTACTGATTCAAGGGGTCAAGTGCATTATTACAAGATACCTAAAAGCGGATCAGGAGCAGGAGGAAGTAGTGCTGATAACTATCTTTTGTCATTAAAATCAGAAGAAACTACTAAAACTACTGCTGCACAGTCAGATATTTCACAAGCTCCCCAATTTTCACCTTCAGGAGGATATGGTACTATTTGGGTTGATCCTGCTACCGGAACAATGTGGCAATTTACAAAATCAGGTTGGAGGAAAGTAACATGAAACCACAGTTTTTACCAACAGGCGGTATAGGAAGTACTTATAAAGATCCTAAAACAGGAGAGGTATATAAATTTACTGCTCAAGGCTGGTTATTACAATCTAGTGATATTAAAGAAGAATCTGATAAAAAAGAAACTTTTGAAGTTAAACCTGAAGAAAAAGATTTGGTTGAAGAATTGAAAGCAGGTGGTTCAAGTCAACCACAGATTAATCAGGGCTTAATGGAAAGAGCAAGAGTTTTATCTAATTTAAAACAGCAGGGACAAGTAGAAAAAGTAGAAACAGAAGGGGAAATTTCTTGGGATGATTATTTAGGCAAGGCTGAGGAATATGTCGGAAGGTCACTTACTGGTGAGGAAAAAAACGAATTAAGAATACAATATAATGAAAATATTGGTGAAGCACCGGCCATAGAACAAGATACATCACACCCTTTTGGAGGGATGAATAAACAGGAAATGTTAAGAGATGCTTTTAATAAGGGTGTTACAAGTACTACTGAATTAAAAAAACTCTCAACTCTTTATGATATGTTAGTTGAAGAAGAAAATGAAAATGAAGATTTTACTGATACTGAGTTAAGAAAACTTGAACAGGCTGGATTAATTAATGCAACAAGACAAGAAAAACTTGATTATTTATATGGTGACTAACTATGGCACTACCAACTCATTCACAAATATTATTGGGTCTTGGAAAAGAACCTGATAAGGAAAAATTAACACGACTTCCTACACACGAACAAATAATTAGCACTCAGAAAGATGAAGTGCTAGAGCCTGAAATTGAAGAACCTGAAAAAACTGGAGTATTTAGTAAATTAAAAAGTTTTGTCCAGAAGTTTATTCCTGAAGCAGTTAAAACAGCTCAAATATCTGATGAAGCTCTTAAAGCCAGATTTAAAGGAACTTATACTCTTTTAAGCAGGCAGGTTGCTGATGCTTATCGTGGTAAAGGTATTGTTGGTAAATTGATGTCTATTCCTACTACTACTTTTTTAATGCCAAAAAGTTATCGTGAAAAACAGGCAGTAAAAATAGATAAATTAGCTAAAGACTTACAGGAATCTGCTTTTAAGGATATGGAAGTGGTCGAGGATTATTTAAAGAAAAATCCCTTAGCTATAAATATGGAAGGTGTAGCTTTTACAGAGAAAATGAAAGACCCTGAATTTGTAGCAAGAGGATTGACTTTGAATGCACCAACACTTCTTGCCAGTTTAGGTATTTCTGCAGTTGTTGCACTTACTACTAAAAACCCTGTTTTAGCTTATACTGCTGCTTTTGGAACAGGATTTTCTATGGAGGCTGGAGAGGCTTATAATGATGCCTTAAAAGCTGAAACTACTGAAAAAGAAGCTAGGACAGTAGGAGTTATTGTCGGGTCAGTAAATGGTTTATTAGAGTCATTGTTTCCCGGTAGTAAAGCAACAGATTTAATGGGAGGCAAACAAATAAAACAACAGTTTTTTAAAAAATTAACAACAACAGTAATTAAAGATATTTTAAAGGAAGGTTCAACTGAGTCGTTACAGGAAATAGTTGCTAATGTCGGCAGGTCTGTTTATGAGGATAATGTAGATTTATTGCGGGGAACTGAGGAAGCTGCCTTTTTTGGGGCTTTAATGGGTGGAGTTACTAGTATCAGTACAGAAACATATCAGCAGTTGAAAAGTGCTGGGGTTGAGGTAAATGAAGAAGTAATTAAGGAAAAGGAAAAGCCAGCACCTGAAACACAAATTAAAGAAGAAAAAGTTAAAACTAAACCAGAAGTTAAGTTAGAGAATATATTAAAACCAGAGCAAGTTTCTAAAGCAGGAAGAATAAAAACATCTGAAATAGAAAATGTTTTTAATAAAATACCGGATGGGACAGTATCTCCAGATGGTTATGTTGTAAAAAAAGGAAATAAGTTATTTCCAACAGAAAAAGCTACTCCTGAAATATTAGAAAATAGTGGTATAAGTTTAAATAAAGATGGTTCAATTAAAGAAGGCTTTGCTTTAACAAAAACGAGTTTTACAGAGGATGTTATTAAACCAGAGAAAATTATTAAACCTAAAAAAGAAGTTAGAACTCCAAAAGAAATTGCTAAACTTCAAGACAAAGTTATTGATAAAAAAATAAGAACTACTAAAGATATTAAGGGAACTAGAGATACTCTTAAAACTATAAGGCAGGAGTTAGATAATGCTGTTGCTGAGGCTGAGGGGCGTTCTATTGTAGCCCAGGAACAAAGAGCAGGTTTAGATGTTGATGATATTAACCAGCTTAAAAGAATTTATGCTATTAATAAAAAGTTTCAAGAAGGAGATATTGAAACTATAAGAGCAAGTGAAAAAGTTGGTCCATTATTAAATCGTGTTTTAGAAAATGTCCAGGAAAAACACCCAGATTTTAGTAAACAGGAAGCATTTGATTTTGCTATTGGCTTACCTACCAAAGCTGATGAGAAAGTTAGAACATCTGAGATTATACAGCTTGAGAAAAAAGAGAAAAAATTAAGAGAATATATAGATAGGTTAAGAGAAAAACAAAACGAATTAAAATTTGAAGAAAGTGAATTATTAGAAAAAGAATGGAAGAATGTTATAGCTGCTCAAGAAAGACTTAGACAGCTTATAAAAGTACCTGAAACTCAATTACCTGTGGGAGAGGGTATAGAACGTGTTTCAAGGCTTGAGGCTAGAGTAAAAGATGCTTTAAATAAAATCACACCAGAAGAACAAAAAGATTTAGGCTTATCTACTTATAGGCAGATGAATAAAGAAGAACAGATAGCTAAAGCCTCAAAGTATGTATCTGAGAATACAGATGAGGCATTAAAGGTTTTAAAAGGAGATATAGATCCGCCAACAGGTATATTGAGAAATGCAATTTATGTAGCTTTAAAGGAATTAGGATCAGCAGACACTCAAGTGGCTACTCAAATTGCCTCACTTGCTGCTACTAGGATGGGTCAGGAAATCAGTATTTTAAGCGAACTTGATATTTATTCTCCAGTTTCTTTAATGGAGGATGTAGTTAAAGCTAGGATTGAAGGCTATAAAAGAAAGGGTAAAAATGTAGAAAAAACAATTAAACGGGAAAGTGGTAAAATAAAAATAAATAAGCCTAGCGGAAAAGACTGGAACTCTTTTTTAAAGAGTATTAGATGTTAATATGATAGATACAATTTTATTCTTTTTAATTATTTTAATGATTGTAGCGGTTTGTTTAGGTTATGGGGAGCAAGAAAGGAAAAGAAATTGGCCTGGTGCTTAACTAAAGACCAAGGGGCAAAGTTTAAAAAGGCTTTGCTTGATAAAAAGATAGACCCTTTTAAACTGGCAGAGATGACCAGTGAGCAAAGGAGGGCTTTATTTGAGAAATATGTTGATCCTGAAAATGCTGTTAATATCAATTCTCTTTATGAGTCAAAATTACTTCTTAAAAACCAGGTAACAGGATTTAAAACTTGGGCTAAGAGGGCTTTGGGAATGAAGCCACAGGTTAAAAGGGATTTATTGACTAAAATTGAAAGGTTAAATGAAATTGGGGTTCTTGACCCTAAAGAGTTACAGTCATTTAAAGAAGATTTAGTTAAAACAAGGTTAGGATTAAATATTTCTTTTGAGGAAGCTAAAACAATTAATAAATTATCTGAGGAAAGAGTTAAAGCTCGTGATAATTGGCAGGCAAAAGTTAATCAGAATATAGCTTGGAATGATAATCCTAATGCTACACGAAAAGAATGGATGAGCGACAAAGACAGGATTAAATATGGAATTACCCAGGTTGCATTAGAAAATTATGTAAATGACTTAAAATTAGAGGCAAGGAAAATATCATTTAAGGAGTCGCCCGTTCAGGCAACACTTGATGCAGTTGGTAAAGTACCTGGTATTTTTAAATCCCTAATGGCTTCTTTAGATAACAGCTTTTTTGGCAGGCAGGGTATTAAGAATTTATTTGGTTCAAGAGAGCAAAAGAAAATATGGACAAGTAATTTTGCTAAATCTTTTAAGGATATTGGATTAGAATTACAGGCTAAGAAAATTGAAGGTTTAGATGCACTTGATTTAGTGAAAGCAGATATTTATTCACGCCCTAATGCTTTAAATGGAAAGTATAAAGCTGGAGGATATAAGCTGAATGTTTTAAGTGAGGAGGCATTTCCATCTTCTTTGCCTGAAAGAATACCTGGATTTGGTAGGTTATTTAAGGCTTCTGAGGCAGCTTTTAGTGGAGCGGCATTAAGAATGAGAGCAGATTTGGCTGATATGTATATCTCAAGAATGGAGAAACAGGGTATAAATGCACTTAATCCTGATGAGGCAAGGGGAGTTGGTCATATGGTTGGTTCTTTAACTGGTCGTGGAAGTTTAGGAAAACTTGAACCAGTTGGAAGGGAAATAAATGTACTTTTGTTTTCAGGAAGGTTTTTTAAGGCCAACTTTGATACTTTAACTGCTCATCAATTTGACTCTAAAGCGACTCAATTTACTAAAGTTGAGGCAAGAAAGAATTTATTAAGCATTACTGCTCATATTGCTGGTATTTTATTTATTGCTAATATGCTTGATCCTGATTCAGTTGATGAAGATCCAAGAAGCACTAATTTTGGAAGGATAAAAATATTTGGCAAATGGATTGATATAACTGGGGGGATGAGAACATTGGTAACTTTGGCTTCAAGACTTATACCAACTCGTAGAAATGGAGAATGGGGTTTATGGATGAAAAGCTCAACTGGTAGATGGACAAATTTAACAGCTGGAAAATTCGGACAACAGGATGCTACAGATATACTAATGGATACTTTACTTTTTAATAGATTATCTCCTATTGCTAGAATACTAGCTGATGCTTGGAAAGGTGAAATGTTTGGTGGTGAGCCATTTGATATCAAAAAGTCTATTATTCAGTCTGTAACACCACTTTCAATTCAGCAAGTATCAGAGGTAAAAGATGAGAGTTTTGCACCAGTTTTAGCAGTTGCTATTTCAGAATTTTTAGGTTTTAGTGTTGGGGGATATAAATATAAGGATAACTGGAACTCAAGAACAAGTCAGGAAATGATTAACTTTAAGGAACAGGTCGGGCAGGAGAAGTTTGACCAGGCTAATGACTCATATAATCGGGCTTATAATGTTTGGCTTCAGGAGGTTGAAAAAGACTCAAAATATAAAAAACTATCTGATGATGGTAAGGATAAGCTAAAAACTAACGCTAGATCCGCTATTAAAGAAAAAATACTTAAAGAATATGGTTATAAGAAAAAGAAAACTAAAAAAACTGAAGCAGAAAAAGCAGAAGAAAAGGTAATAAAAAAGTTAAAGCCTTAATATGCTATAATTCACTTAAAGCGTTGTGAAAACCTTAAGGATATACCGAAAGGAGCATAATGCTATGGCATTTAAAAAAGGACATAAAGTTAATGCTGGTAAATCACCAGAAAGATATAATCAACATAAAGAACATTATAGGGGTAAAGATTGGTTTAATAAAAAACTAAAAGAATATCTTAAAAAAAGAAAAGATAAAGAATATGAGTTTCATAAAACAAGAGGAGATAAATCTGACTCGTACGAAGAAAAAATAAATGCAAAACTTCCTACTGTTGAGGGTTTTGCAGATTTTATCGGATTCACTAAACCTACTCTTTATAATTGGGCTAAAAAACATAAAGAAGTTAAATTAGGCATTGATAAAATAGTTAATCAACAGCTTGTACGCCTAATAGATCGTGGACTTGAAGGAACTTATAACTCAACTATTGCTAAACTTATTCTTTCCAGTAATCATGGAATGAAAGAAAAATCTGATGTTACAACAGATAATCAGCCTATTCCTCTTTTAGACTATATTACTAAAAAGAAAAGTGATAAAAAGACATGAGGCCGGGGATAACAACAGGGTTAAATAAAATTAAAGCCCTTAAAAAAAGGCTTCGTATCGTTCAGGGTGGGTCGTCAGCTTCAAAAACATACAGTATTTTAATTGTTTTAATTGACTTAGCACAAAGAGATAAAAAGCCTACCTTAACTTCTGTTGTATCTGAAACTTTCCCTCATCTTAAAAAAGGCTCTGTTAAGGACTTTTTAGAAATTATGGGGGAGCTTAACCTATTTAAACCAAGAAGCTGGAATAAAACTGATTATGTTTATACTTTTGAAACTGGCAGTAAAATTGAGTTTTTTTCAGCAGACCAGCCAGGTAAAGTTAGAGGACCAAGAAGGGATAGATTATTTATAAATGAGGCAAATAATGTGCCTTTTGAAACTTTTGAACAGTTAGAAATCAGAACTAATGATTTTATTTTTATTGATTATAACCCTGTAGCTGAATTTTGGGTGAGTGATGAGATTTTTGGCAAAAGAGATGATTATGAGCATATTGTTTTGACTTATAAAGACAATGAGGCTTTGGGTGAGAATATTATCAGATCTCTTGAGTCAAGAAAAGACAGGCCTAACTTCTGGAAAGTTTATGGCTTGGGTGAGTTTGGGGAGCTTGAAGGCAAAATTTATAGTGGCTGGCAGATTATAGATAAAATACCTCATGAGGCACGTTTAGAACGCAGGGGGCTGGATTTTGGCTACTCCATAGACCCTACTGCTTTAGTTGATGTTTATTATCTAAATGGGGGGTATATTTTAGATGAACAGCTTTATAGTACAGGTTTAAGCAATAAACAAATAGCTGATTTTGTTCTTGATTTAACTAACCACCCGGAAACACTTGTGATTGCTGACTCAGCCGAGCCTAAAAGCATAGATGAGATTTATTCATATGGGGTTAATATCAGAGGGGCAGAAAAAGGTAAAGACTCTGTAAGGCAGGGCATACAGTTTATACAGGATTTACCTATTAGCATTACTAAAAGAAGCACTAATCTTATAAAAGAATACCGTAATTACACCTGGGCGACTGACAGGCTAGGTAAGACTATAACACCTAATATGCCAGAGGATGCTTTTAACGATTGTTTAGATGCTGCTAGATATGCTTTAAGCACGCTTGAAAGGCGAGATCCAGCTAAGGAGAAGGCAAAACTTAAAAACTATGTTTATCAAAGACAGCAAAAACAAAAAGAAGCTAAAAAACAATATGGGCTTTAAAACTTGACAAACACATTAAGTGGGAGTATATTTATAAAAATGACTAAAACAAAGCGTATTCACATTTCTTTACCAGAAAAACTACTTAAAGCATTTGATTATTCCTGTAAAAAAAACCACATGACCAGAAGTGAAGCTATAAAACTTTTACTAATGATGGTTGTTAAAGAAAAATTGACAGTTTGTTCAAGTAACCGACCAATAACATCATCAGTTAAATTATGAATTTATCATCTGAATTTATCAAAAAGCTAAAAAAAGACTCAGATTTTCAGGAGTTTTTAAGCTATATTGTTGAGGTAATTGACAGTTTAGATAATCTTAGAGGGTTTGACACTAAGAATAAAAATGAACAGTTAGGAGAACAGTTGAGAGCAAGAATTATTGCCAGAGATAAACTGTATGAGATATTAAGACCTTTTGTTGATTTTCAGGAGAAAAAAGAGCCAAGTAAAGAACAGATAAATAAAGCTAAGGAAAGGTTTGGGTTATAACTATGCCTTTTAAGAAAATTACTAGAGGAAAAAATAAGGGGAAATATAAAAGCCCAAGTGGCAGGGTTTGGACTAAAAAACAAATTATAGCTTACCATGCCAGCAAAGGCACATTTTCAAAAGCTAAAAGAAGGAGAAAGAAATGAAAAAGATAATTTTAGGTATTCTAATTGGTTTGTTTATTGGTGGTCTTTACTGGCAAGGCCAATACATTAAATTACACAATAGATACATGCAGGCAGTTAAATTAGTGAGATTATTGAAATGAAGGTAAAAGTTAAGGGAACAAAAATAATCCTCTCAGAAACTCCGGTTAGAGATGTGGCTGGAGCTTTATTTATTATATATTATCGCCAAGAACATCAACAAAAGGATTCTGTTATTCTTCTAACTAAAAAAGGGAAGACCAAGAGTAATTTACATCAAGGGTTTTTAGATGTCCACAAAGGCCAAAAGGAATATAACTTACCCGAAGGGGTTGCTAAAAAGGACATTGAGGCTCTTTATTTAAGGGTATTGTGAGATGGGAAATGAAAAGACTAAAAAACAAATCCGAGACTGGTTGGAGCAATCTGTAAAAGAGGCTCGCAACCCAGATATGAGGAAAATTATTAAGAAAAAGCGGGAATTAAAAAAAAAGGAGATTGCTAAAAATTATGGATTTTAGTAATATATATTTATATGAATAAACAAGATGCTCTTAATCTATGGAATGGGTTACATGCTGTTTCTGGATTAAAAGGTGCTAAATGGGCTTATGCTGTTGCCAAAAATATTAACAACTTAAAATCAGAGATTGAAGCCTTACAAAAATCTATTGCTCCAAGTAAAGAATTTTCCGAATATAATAATAAGAGGTTAGAACTTGCTCAAAAGCACGCAGCTAAAGAAAAAGGCGTACCTAAAAAAATCAAAATAGGAAATACTGAAGAATATCTGATTGCTGATAAAAACAAATTCAACAAAGAGTTAAAACCATTACAAAAGAAATACAAAAAGGCTCTTGATGAACGTGATAAACAAATGAAAGATTTTGAAGAAATACTAAAAGAAGAAGTAAAGATAGATTTACACATGGTTGACTCTGATTATATTCCTGAAGAAATAACTCCAGCTCAAGTTACTGCAGTTATGCCAATTATTAATGAAAAAGAAGATAAAACTTGACATTTGTACAAAATAGCTAGTAAAATGATTATATGAGTTATAAAGAACTTCAAAAACAAGCTAAGGAATTAGGTTTAAAATATGTTGGCGTTTCAGAAAAAGACCTAAAACTTGCTGTTAGCAAGGCTTTAGTAAAAGAAGATAAAAAACCTTCTAAGGCTTCTTCTAAACCAAAGGAAAAATCAGAAGAACCAAAAGATAAAGATGCAGATGCTGTCGTTTATTATGGTAAAAGGAAAGTTAGAACTTATACTCTTGAAAGACATGGCAAAGATTATGTTAAGCTGGCAAAACAGTTTATATCCCATCCTGAAAGGGAGGAATACCGGGTAGAATTTGAAACAGTTGAAACTAGACTTACTTGTCCACATTGTGGAAAAAAGTTTAGATATAATTAAAGTTAATAATTTAATTAAAGCGTTGTGAAACTTTGACCGTTAGTGACGGGGAAAAGGTTTGCCCACAACGCTTTTCTTTTTCCCCGACATTAACTGCCAGATAGGCAAATAGCCTCTAGCAGAAAAAAAAGGAGGACTATGTCCCAAAAAGATGAAAACCTCGAAGTGTCTCCCGAGGAGCAGAAAGCTGAAGAAGAGGCACAACAAGAAGTTAAAGACGAGGAGTTAAAGGAAGCTCTTGCAAAAGAATTTGAACTCGATCCAGAAACGGACGAGGAGTTTCTTGAAAAACTTTTCGAGAGGGAAAAAGCCCAACGAGAAAAGTTATCTGGAGCGATTAAGCAAAAGATAAACTGGAGGGAAAAAGCCCAAGCTAAAAAAACTTCTGAAGAACCCGAGGATAGTCCCGGGAAGGGTAAAAAACCCGACGAAGACGGTGAGCCTGATCTTGACAAGTTAGTTGATCAGAAGCTTTCAGAGCGTTTGGAAGCAAGAGAGCTTGAAACTCTTGAGCTAACAGATGAATTGAAAGAAGAAGTTAAAGAACTTGCTAAGTTGAAAGGTATCTCCGTAAGGGAGGCAGCTAAACTTCCTTACATCCTTTCGAGGAAAGAGGAAGTTGAAAGGGAGGAACGCCTTAAAAAAGCGACTCCTAAGCGATCTAAACGGGGTTCTTTTGTGCCAAGCTATGACCCTGCTAAACCTTTAAATCCTGATGACTTTGATTTTGATACAAAGGAAGGCGTAGAAGCCTGGCAGGAAGCAAAGAAAGCAAGAGCAAAGTATAAAGCACAGTAAAAAATAACTCCATTTAGCACTCCCTGAAATTAATTAATCTGAAGGGAGGTGAAAATATAAATGGATGATGTTAGACAAGAGTTTTGGGGTGATTTGCAGGCTGATTTATATGTGCAGAATAGTGCCGTATATTTAGCTAACCAATCACTTTCTGAACTTATCAGCACTACTGGGTACAAAGTCCATAGACCGATTTTATCACATCCTCAAGTTGGTACTTATACGCCTCACAAAGATATTTCATTTGAGGAAAAGTCAGCTTCAAAAGAAACTTTAGAGGTTGATACTTTTGAGTATGCAGCAGAGGATATTGATATTACCGAGTCAAAACAATCTCCTTATGACTTACTTGGTCAATCCTTGATGTCAATCCGCAAAGGTTTGATGAATGTAGTTGAACAGAAGTTTTTAAGTGAAATTACCAATGCTGAACATGATATCTCTGGTTCTCCTGTTGAGGTTACCACTGTAAATATCCTTGATATTTTAGAGGAAGCTGAAGGAAAACTGGGGGCATTTGATGCTCCTTATGAAACTGCTATGAGAGCAGCGGTTCTCGGACCTCGCACCGTAGCAAGACTAAGAAGGGCAAAAAGTGATCGTGAAAGCAGACTTGGTGATAGTGTTTTGGCAAATGGAGTAGTTGGTCCTTGGCAAGGTTGGACTGTTGTACAGTCAAACAACCTACCCTGGAGTGCAACACTTAAGTTAGCAACTGAGCCTACTAATGGCGATACAGTTACCATTGCTGGAGTAACTTTTGAATTTCAAGATGATCTTGACAATGTTACTTCTGGTCATGTTGGTGTACTTTGTGGTACTAACGTTGATACTACTAGAGCAGCTTTAGTTGCTTGTATTAACGATTCTGGTACTGCTGGGACTGACTATGTTCAGATGGATGCCAAGTCAAACTTCATTATTAGAAGAAAGAGGCGGATTACTGCCACTAATGATAATGATAATGATGAGATGACTTTAACAGGATTTGGCGACATTGCTGTTTCAGATAGTTTGACAGATACAACCGACCAATGGGCTGATCAGCAGCAAGAATCAGTTTTTATGATCCGTGGAGCTATTGATATGGTTCTACAGTTCATGGACCTGAAAGTTGCTGATAAAGAAGCAGGGTTTGCTGATTTACCTAAAGGTATAATCGGTGTTGGAACAAAAACCTTTGCTGATGGTGCTTTATTGATGGTTAATCTGACTCAAGATGTAAGTGACTTTTAATGAACCTTAATATGGGGTTTATTACTCAACCATATTAATAGATAGGTAAGAGATGTGTGGGCTGAAAATCATTCTCCTGTAAAGGACGCCTAAATCAACCTATCTAATATAAATAAATTATATTGAGAGGGGGTGAACAAAATATGCCTAAAGTATTTAATCGACCTATAAAAATAGGCGGTCATGTTAGGGAAGTCAACGATGTTGAAATGACAGTACTTGAGTATGATGGAGATAGTAAAATCCTTCTAGCCTCTGGTACTACTGTCCCTACAGCCGATTCTTCTGGTTTTGCTAAAGGATGTCTTTTTATTAAGACAGACGCAGCAGACGGGACTAAAGGCTTGTATGAAAATCAGGGTACTACAACTGCTTCTGACTTTAACTTAGTTGGTGATATTAGCTCTGCCGAGTTATCTTTTACTGATACTCAATTCATAAAAGATGGCAGCAGTAATGAGATTTTAATGTTTGGTGTTGTAGCTTCAGCTGAGAATTATATAAAAATTTCTAATGCAGCTGATGGCAATGGACCAACAATTCTTGCTACTGGTGATGATACTAATGTTGATATGAATTTATCAACAAAGGGAACTGGAGCAGTAACTATTACTAAAGCTACCGCAACTGAAAATGAAAAAGCTTTAGTAGTAGATGTTACACCATCTGATTTAACTCATGGAGTTAGGCAGGGAGCAGTAAATATTACTCTTGATAGAACTTCTGGATATGCATTAACTGGATGGGATGGAAACCCAGATTGTGCAATGAAAGTTTATGCAGTAAATAGAGCTAATAGTAGTACTAATGGGGGTACTAGAGCCTTAGATATAGTTGCTAGAAACAGAGATTCTGGAGGAGAAAGCTGGATTAATACCATTTATGCTACAGCTGAACATTCAACTGGAGCTAACAACATCGCCAATTCTACTGTTGCTGAACTGCATATGAAAAATAATGCAGTAATTACCAGTGACCAAATTGGATTATTAGTCCAAGATGATTCACAGGGAACAACTAGTGGTGATGTGTATGGTATAAAAATCCATACAGCTAATTATAATCCTGGTGGAGGCAGAACAGCAGCTATTTATATAAATAGCCAGAATACAGGTGGATGGACAAGCGGATTACTTCTTGATGGAGTAATTACCAATGCTTTGAAATTTGCTGATTCTGATGGAACTAATGGGGCAACTCTTAAAGCTGGTTCTTATTCTACAGGTGGAAATGAGGTAAAATTAGCCATTGATGTAGCAGGGACAACCTACTATGTGATTGGATATGCTACAGCTTCATAAAGCTAGTAGTTAAATAGTTTTGGCGGTTTCTATTTGTTAAAAAACCGCTATATAATTATGATATTATTAAAGGAGGTGTTTATATATGAGCCAATTTAGAAAAAATGCAGATGGAAGCCTTAAATGGCCTAATCCGTTATCAATAGTTGGAACACCAGATGCAGTTGCTTTAGCAAGAACAGTTGATAGTTCTATTAGTTCTTCAACTGAAATAACACTTAACAAAGCTACAAGCTATATCCGTGTTTATGCTATTGCTAAGGATGTTTATCTTAAATGGGGAACTGATGATGTTACTGACTCAAATTTTGATGAGGTTATCCCTGCTGGACAGGTATTTGACTTTTTAGTACCAGATGGAGAAACAGCAATTAATGTAATACAGAGAGAGGCGACTGCCTCAGTGATAATTATTGAAAAGTGAGGTTATAATGAGCTGGACTAATAAAAACAAAATATCTGCAACTCTTTTTAGAGGAAGGCTTTTAACTCCTGACAGTAACCAGATTTTAGTCGGCGAGAGTGAGGATGAGATTATGATTTGGCAGGCATATCTTGAAAATTGGGCAATGAAATCAAAAACTGATGAGTCAGGTGATTGGACAAACAAGACAAAAGTAAGTGCTTAGTGTTATAATAAAATTTAAAAGCGTTGTGAGAAAGATACGCTTTGACTGATAAACTTTGGTCAGACCTCCAGCTTGGAGAATACGATAGTGAAACACAATACACAAGTGGCGACTTCGTATCCTATTTAGGTTCTTCATATACCTGTATAGCTACTACTACAGGTAATCTTCCAACTGATACTGATTATTGGGCTTTAGTATCTGAAAAGGGTGATACAGGAAGTCAAGGTGCTCAAGGTGACACCGGAGTAGCTGGTGATACTGGTACTCAAGGAGATACTGGAGCTGATTCAACAGTCCAAGGCGACACCGGAACTCAAGGTGACACCGGAACTCAAGGTGACACTGGAGTTCAGGGCGACACTGGAGTTGGAACTACTGGTGACACTGGAATAACTGGTGACACGGGAGTACAGGGGGATACAGGTACTACCGGAGATACGGGTATTCAGGGTGATACAGGAAGTCAAGGTGATACCGGATCTCAAGGTGACACTGGTGCTGGTATTCAAGGTGATACCGGATCTCAAGGTGACACTGGTGCTACTGGTGATACAGGGACAGGTACTACAGGCGACACTGGAGTAGCTGGTGATACTGGAACTCAAGGCGACACCGGAACTCAAGGTGACACCGGAACTCAAGGTGACACTGGAGTCCAGGGTGATACTGGAGCTGGTACTACAGGAGATACGGGAGTAACTGGTGACACTGGAGTCCAGGGTGATACTGGAGCTGGTACTACAGGAGATACGGGAGTAACTGGTGACACTGGAGTCCAGGGTGATACTGGAACTCAAGGTGATACAGGAGTTCAGGGTGACACCGGAGCTGATTCAACAGTCCAGGGTGATACTGGAGTTCAGGGTGATACTGGAGTGCAGGGTGATACTGGTATTCCTGGAGAGGCTGCTGATAAAGGAGATACTGGAGTCCAAGGAGATACTGGTACTCAAGGCGATACAGGAGCAGGTACTACAGGTGACACTGGGGCTACTGGCGACACCGGAACTCAAGGAGATACTGGAGTACAGGGTGATACAGGAAGTCAAGGTGACACTGGAGTACAGGGTGATACAGGAGCTTCTGGATCGGCTGGAGATCAGGGTGATACCGGAGTTACCGGCGATACTGGAGTTGCAGGAGACACTGGAGCAGGTACTCAGGGCGACACCGGAACTCAAGGAGATACAGGGGTTCAGGGAGATACTGGGGCTGATGGTTATGTAGGTTCTGATGGCGATACAGGCGTTCAGGGAGATACGGGAATCCAAGGTGACACCGGAGTTGGCACACAAGGAGACACTGGAGTTCAGGGTGACACAGGAACAGAAGGAACTCAATATGAATGGCAAGGTGCTTGGGCTACTGCTACAGAATACTCAGTAAATGATTGTGTAGAAAATGATGGAAATGGTTATGTTTGTATTTCTGCTCATACTTCTGGAGACACTGATGATGAACCTGGTACTGGTGCTACTTGGGAAACTTATTGGGATTTATTGGTTGAAAAAGGCGATCAGGGTGACACAGGGGCAGATTCTACAGTAGCAGGAGATACGGGAGTACAGGGAGATACCGGAGTTGCCGGTGATACGGGGGCTGGTACTCAAGGTGACACTGGTGCTACTGGTGATACAGGAGTTCAGGGTGACACCGGAGTTGCTGGAGACACTGGTATTCAAGGTGATACCGGTACTCAGGGTGATACCGGTACTCAGGGTGATACCGGTACTCAGGGTGATACTGGAGCTACTGGTGACACTGGAGCTACTGGTGACACTGGAGCTACAGGGGATACAGGTATTCAGGGTGACACTGGAGCTACAGGGGATACTGGAGTTATTGGTACAACTTGGAGCATAGACTCAACACCAGACTCAGACCATGAGGCAAGTGGTATTTTAGGTACATTTACAGCTAATGAAAATCAGGCTTTTGGGGATGTTTGTTATCTTGATACAGATGGAGAAATGCACCTTGGAGATGCAGATGCTATTGCCAGTGCCAAAGTAGTCGGTATGTGTGCTGATACCTCAATTAGTGCAGCTGCTTCAGGAAATTACCTTTTATTTGGTATAGCAAGAGATGATACCTGGGCTTGGACAGTAGGAGGTATGGTTTATCTTTCACTTACTGGAACAACAACAAACACTTTAACTCAAACTGCACCTTCCGCTACTGATGACTGCATTGTTGCATTAGGAATTGCTACCCATGCTGACAGGATATTTTTCAATCCTCAGTTAGTAATAGTGGAACATACATAAGATGAAAAACTTGCTTTTTCTAAAATATCAAAAAGAGCTTGTAGATTTGGCTAATTTAAAACATGGTAGAGAATTTTTAGGTATTGATAAAGATAGAGAGGTAAGAAATAATAAAATTTGTGCTTTATTACCTAATAAGTATATTGTAAGAACAGGAAGAAATAGATTTAAAGTAATAGTTAGAACTTATGATATTTTTGCTAAAAGACTTTTTTATTCTTTAGGACAATATAATATTTTTAGGTTTAATGAAGAAAGAAATCCTAAACTTTATAAAGGGCTTGATAAATATAAGGGTCTTTTAGCTTATACAAAATTAACTCCAACTCCTTTTCCTCAGATTTTCCTAGCTTCTGGTGATCCTATTTATTCTTCAACTTCAGATGGGTCTATGTATTATGGAAATGCCAACTGGACAACTTGTAGAAATTCATCAACTGGAACACTTTATCAGGTAACAAGTGCTTCTAGTACTCAGGTAACCAATGTTGAAAATGCTGGTGGAACTTATTATATAAATAGGGCTTTTTATTATTACGATTTATCTGGTCTTTCATCAATAACAGTTACTTCTGTAGTTAAAAGTGTTTATGGTTATTCTAATGGAGAAAGTAACTGTTGTGTAATGCTTGGAACTCAAGCTGATCCTTTAGAAACTGGAGATTTTGATGCTTTTTCTGGTTCTGCTTGGGCTAATACTGTTGGTTGGTCAACTACTGGCTATAATGATATGACTTTAGATGAACAAGGAGAAAGTGATTGCG